GGGATTGCAGACAAATGGGCAGTTGATGGGAGGAATCCTCTCGTTCCCTATCCTCTGTCTTGCAAACCTGGGTGTCTATCTTGCTGTGAAGGCAAAGCAAGATTCAGACATCACTTGCGAAACGCTACAGCGTGTCTTGATCAATGGTGACGACATGCTATACATTGGAACACCCACGGAGTGGGAAGATCACAAGATTATCGGAAAGGCGGTTGGTCTGGAGATGTCTCCGGGGAAGGCTTACGTGCACAGTTCGTATGCCAATGCTAACTCCACATGCTTTGTATATGATTTTATGCAAGCTGGAGCTACTCCCTATCAGATCAACTACCTTAACGTCGGTCTTGTGTTCGGTCAGCATAAGGTTCAAGCGCGAACCGCGGGAACAGCCGAGAGTCACCATGACTCGCCCGATGGCTGTGCTGCCAATATACCCGCGATTCTAGCCGGTACTCTCCCTGGTAAACAGGCTGAAGTCCTGAGATATGTCCTCGAAACGCGCAAAGTTCAACTGCGCAAGGATTGCGCCATGCTTCTCAAGCAAGGGCGTAAGACACACATTGTGTCGCGTAATCTATTCCTACCCATTAATTTGGGGGGTATGGGAATTGACGCTCCTATCGGACATCGCTTCAAAATCAAGCCTATTGACAGGAGAATTGCCGCTGCGAAGCTAGCGGAGAGCCAGTATTGGTCGGCTCTCCCCCTAACCATGTATGAGTTCAAAGAAGATCCAATTGAACCGACTCCATGGATAGCTAAGCAGGCTGTTCCTGAAATTCCTGAGCTAACGCTAGGTCATACGCGAAAGCTCAAGCACATCCAGCTCGTTCCACACAGGCCAGTGTGGTTCTCCCCTGGTGTGCACCAAAGATAGGACGAATTGTCGCACATGACGCGGCACGCCAAAAGCAGCGTGCAGCGGAGGTCACAAACTTAAATACCCAAAACGGTGCGTTCCTAAACGCTTAATAGTTCCGTGCTAAGTGAGCAAAAGCTCTAAATGCCGAGAGACTGCAAAGGTAGCCAATCCTACGGTGTTTGTGATGTACAGTCCAGTGAGAGGCACTGGATCTCCGTACAACCTCGTAATATCATGCAACGTGTTAACAAGAATTCATCCAAGAAGAAAGAGAAGCAACAGGCGCGCTCCAAGGCAATGATTGACTCCCATTTTAGTCATGAGTTTGTCTTAGGCCATTGCGCCCAGAAATATGCCGCGTCACTGGCTGATCCATTCAGTGGTCCGCCTGATGCATGCATGCCTGTCACTCCTGCTTGTCTATCTCGAAAGGTCCGAACATTCATTCGCACCCAGCTCGTCACCTCTGCAACTTCCGGAGACGGATTTGCAACCATGCAGCCTCAGGCTGCCAACGATGGTGCCACTGCCGCCGGCAATGTGGGCACCGCGGCCGCCTACGTATCAAGTTCCTCGTACGTGGGTGGTGGTGGAGCTGGTATTCCCGCCTTGAACCCTGCCACTGCAGGTGTTCTCCCCTTGAATCACAATGGGGATTATACAGGCTCGCAATTCTCTCCCTCTAACGTTCAGTGTCGTCTAGTATCAATGGGTCTTCGGATCCGTTATGCTGGAACCGAACTGAACCGGGGTGGAAGAGTCGTTCTCTTGGAGGACCCAGAGCACGCAGACCGAAGCAATTCGAGTCTGGCTACTCTCCTCTCATATGAGAAAACGAAGGAGCACAAAGTCGGCATGGACTGGATCACTCTATGCACGACAGGACCTGTGACTCCTGTGGAATATGATTATATCGCGAATGCATTCCCAACTCTTGCCCCAGATCACTATCTGGTGGCCTACATCCGATCGGCGAGCCTTAATCAGCCCTTCGATGTGGAGTTCTTTTGGAATTGGGAATATACCGGCGCTCTGGCAAGGGGTAAGACACCTTCCGAAGCAGATGATGCCGGTACCGGCGTGGTCCTTGGTGCTATCAAGTCTATGAACGACAATCAACTTGATTCAAAGCACCCGCTTGTGCAGGCTTCGTCCTCGAAAGACTCTGCACAATCCGCCGTACGTTCGGCCCAAGTGCTCAATGGGCTAGTCCAACGCTATGCTGCGAAGAACACATCAGGATGGTTTGCTAAAGCTGTTTCTGGTGTCGAAAAGTTTGCGCACAACGCTGAGGGCTATGTTCAGAAAGGCATGCAGATAGCAGGAGCTGCTGCTCCTCTTCTCGCTCTTCTCTAAGATTAATTCTTGAGACCTGACGAGGGCGCCCCTGAGGGGGACAAATGGCTAACACAAGGCCAATAAGAGGACTACTGTTACCAGTAGCTACTCACCGTGTTTGTACCACTTCAGCTAGAACGGTCTGACTGCAGTTGACCTACTTCACCTCCTAGGGTGATACGGTCAATAACTGACAGTCGTTGGAGTGAGATCCTCCTACCGTTACAGGCTAGTTTAAGTTGGAGAGCACGAGTGAGTGATGTGGAAGAACTTACATCACCTCTCGCCCTACTTGCCTGGGTTCCATACCAGGCCACACGTCCCATTAGTTCATTGGGATAGTATCATGTCCTTCACACTGAGACACTCGACGATTCGGTAGCAATACCGTAACCTGAGGTGTCTCATTGCAAGGCAATGTCGTGTGCGTGCCGAAGCC